CGGCATGGTCAGAAATAGAGTCGTACCGCGCGCTCATCGCGAGAATAGAGAAGCCATGATCCGAAAACACTTCGAGTTCTCCTGTTCTATTTGGTGCCAGGAAGGACACTGCTCAAAAGGCAAGCGGTGCAATCATACCGGCCTCGATGGACAGCGCAGAGCAAGCGCAGAGCGCTTCACTAACGAGTTCCATGCTGGGTGTGAGTGCTACGTCGAAGCCATTCTCCCGCTTAGACTTGCGACAAGGAAGCCATGAGCATGGACTACAAAGCACTACTCAAGGATGTCGACTTTTCCGTATCGAATCCCCCAACCATCCGCAAGCTCCGCGGGCAAGAAGTGAAATGGCGCTGCCTTCTTGCGCTGTCCACCCCTCTCGGGAAAACGGACGACGCAATCGGCCAGCTGACCGCTCAAATTGAACACGGGAAGCGGTTCACCACCTACCACTACAAGGACGCTAAGTACCGAGAGCCAACGAAGGTGGCGCACGAAGCGAATGCGCTTTGTAAATCCATGATGTCGCTGCCAAGCATTCCGTGCGGGAGGCGATTGTGACCCCCAAGAAGCGCAAGCGCGTGTTCGTGAACGATCCGCCGACGACTGACCAAATTCTCGCCGACTTCAATCTGGCCATCAACCAAATGAACGAAGAACCGGAAGTCATCAAGCCACGCAAATCTGCGAACGCCGGCCGCAAGCACGTCAACGACAAGGAGAAGCCATGACCCGACTGGTAACGTCTTTTGTAGTTCACGGCCCCAAGAATCCCGTAGATGTGGCCAGAAAAGTCCTACCTTTCTGGGGATTGCCTCTGCACCACAAGTCGTTTGCAGTGGTGGCCAGGCGTGTTGGCGACGTCGTCGGGCCAGGGTTCTTAGTAAAGACAAACGAGCGTGAGCCAGAGACGCTTGGCTGGGTTTCGTGCGCCGAGTTTTTCGACAAGGATGGCGGGCATCAGATAACGCTGGTGTCCGAGAAGCTGGGGAACCCATGAAGCTCGACATCGTTCTCAAGACCTGGCCCAACGACTACGGCTGGCTGCCCTATCTCTTTCGATCCATGGCCAAGTTCGCCACCGGCTACGACAACCTGATTCTGGTTATCGAAGAGCAGTTTCCCGCGCCTGAGAAGATTCCCGAGGGAGCCATCGTCAAGCGCTGCCGACAGTACGAGGCGGGTGGCCAAGTGGAGTCTATCTACGGCGTGGCTATCGAGCGCTTACGCGCGTGGCACTACAGCAACGCGGACGTGATCGTGTTCGTTGATTCGGATTGCGTGTTCACGCGGCCGACCAACCTCAAGACAGATCCGTTCATCAACGCCGAGAAACCTATCGTCTACTATCGCACGTGGGGCGAGGTGGGTCCGGCTATCTGCTGGCATGCGCCCACGTTGGCAGCACTTGGGTTCGAGCCTCCATTTGAGACGATGTTCGGCTATCCAGCTACCTATCCGCGTGCCGTCCTGGTTGATCTGTGGAATCACGTTGGAGGGGAAGATCGGCTGCGTGCGCTGAGAAATCCAACCGACCTAAACGTGATGGGAAACTTCGCGATAGTCCGCCACCCTGACAAGGTGGCAGCGCTGCACACCTCGCAGATGAAGGACCCGTGCGTGCATCAGTTCTGGGGGCATGGCGGCGTTCACTGGCCGCGTGACCAGGCCGATATCGACGAGCAGAAGATGGGCGGCGGGGTAAAGAACACGAAGGTTCAGGCGGAGTTGGCGCGGATGGGGCTAGCCTAGGGCCTCGGCTTCTCGTCTGCAAATTCAACCGAGCCGCGCGGGTCGCGGAGTATGGAGCCCATTTCTGTCGTCCCCATGCCGGCGTATCTGTAGTCGCCAGGCACTTTGATTCTAGGTTGCAGAGTCGTCGAAATACGCAGCTTTGTCGCCTCCGCCGCTGCGCTCCCTGGCTTCCTTTCCAGCTTGCTGATTCGTCTGTGAAACCACCAGAGATTTGCGAGCACGCTGGCCCAGGCCAACGTGTTGAACCATTCAGGGAGAGCATACCAACTCACGGCGCCTTCCCCTCCGCCCGCGCCTCAATCTGCTGGACCAGCAGCGCCGACGTCCCTCGGTGAATCGGTAGCGCAGCCACCGCGCGCGTGAGGGCGTTTCGGCTCAATCCGAGCAGGTTGGCCGCCTGGCTGATTCCGCCCTTCGCATCGGCGAACGTGCGCAGCCATTGAACGTATTCGGGGGCGAGGGTCGAGTTGTTCTTCTGTTTCACTTGCTTTCCTTTGTCTTGTTGGGGAGTTTGTTTCCGCCTCACCCGCCCAACCCGGCCACGCAGCGAGCTTGCCCAGGCCCGAGACGCAGGCGTCGATTGCCTCGACTTGGTGGGGGCGTGGTTGTTGGACCATCTAGGTCAAGATGCAGCCACATCGCAGACACAGTCAAGACTTTAGTCTCTAAACTTTAACAAGCAACAATTGTGCCAGTCTGGCACGGGCGGTATTCCATTTTGCCAAATTGGCGCTCACCATGGACGCATGGCAAGCCAAATTGTCGCGAACGACGCAGGGACCGCCAGAGCTTCGCGCCTGAGCCAGCTCAAGGCGGAGGCTGACCAGCACTCCGTCGTGGGGCTGCACGCCAAGGCTGCCACTGCCCATTATTCGCGCGGAGAGATGCACCAGGTGGCCGGTAACGACCGGGCTGCCGCTGGCGCGTTCAAGGCCGCTTGCGACGCCATGGGAAAGCATGCCGAAATGCATGGCTGCGCTCAGGACTGCGGTTTCATGCGCAAGGGGGGCAAGTAGCCTTGCGCGAGTGCCGGGCCTTCGACTTCGTCACCCTCGGGACCCAGCGGGTCATTGACGCCGATGGCGTTCTAACCGTGCCCGGCGTGATCGCCAAGGCGGGCAACGTCCAGGAATATCGCGCGCACGAGCTCGGGCTAGACGGCGACCCGAACCGACTCGTCAAGCTCTACCGCCCGCGCGAGGAAGTCGCCAAGTCGGCGACCACGTTTGGCAAGAAACCGATCACCAACAACCACCCGCCCGACAAGTGGATCACCCCGCAGAACTGGGATCGCTTCGCCGTCGGCGATTCGGACGCCTCGGTCGACATGCAAGGCGACGACATGGTGACGACGCTGACCTTCCGCAAGCAGAAGGCCATTGACGACCTGGCATCGGGCAAGGTCGCGCTCAGCAACGGCTACAAATTCCAGTTCGACGACAGCAGGACGACCACCCCGGAAGGCGTGGCAGTCGATGGTTGGATGACCAACATCCGAGGCAATCACATCGCGCTCGTCGACCGGGGAAGGGGCGGCCCCGGCTGCGTTGTCGCCGATGAAGACGAACCACTGAAAGGCAAAAACATGGCTACCAGAATCACGAAGATCGGAAAGCACTCCTGTGAGCTGGAGCTTTCAGCGGCCGACGCTGCCGAAGCCCAGAACACCGAGATCGAAAAGATGGCAGTTGACCAAAAGGCCGCCATGCAGATGGCGACCGACGCTGAGAAGCGGGCCGTTGACGCCGAGACGCAGATCGCAAGTCACCTCACCAAGATCGCCGCACTCGATGCGGAGATCATCGCACTCAAGGCGGCCCCCGCTGCCGCGCCATCCGACGAAGCCATCGAGAAGGCCGCCGAGATTCGCCAGTCCGTGATCGGCGACGCCGCAATCCTGGCGCCCGACCTGAAGCCAGCGGGCAAGACGGTGAACGCCATCCGCCGAGAGGCGATTGCGCTCGCGTCTGCCAAGCACGCCAGCATCAAGGCCGTGGGCGATTCGCTGCTCGGCCCCAAGGCTGAGGACGCGACGTCCGACAAGGTCGAGGCAGCGTTCCTCGCTGCCGTTTCGATCCAACGCAACGCCGCGACGGCAGTCGATACCGGGCTCGGCGCCGAAATGCTTCGCACCGGCGACGGCGAAGTCAAGACCATTGAAGCCAAGGACACCAAGGCGGCCGACGGTAGCGAAGGGCTCACCGGGCGCGCGCTGTACGTACACAAGCTCACGCATAGGGCGCGGGCGACGGCGTAGGCCGGGAAAGCAAAAGGAGAAAGCACATGTCTACCCCCACACTAGCTACCGCAGGCGGCGCGCTTCTGGACATCGGATATTCCGGCCAGATCGCGAACGCAGAAGAGAGCTCAATCTTCTCTCTCGACAACGAAACCACCACAACCACCGCCAGCACTGGCATCGACCTCGTTGGCACGATGGATTTTGGCATCGCGGTTGCTCGCGGAACTTTGGCAGGTTGCTGCAAGGTCATCACTGCCGACTCGGACCTCCCCATCGGGATCACAGTTCGTCATCCGACGATGGTCTCGACCTCTGGCGGAATCGTCGGATACGCAACGTCCAAGCCCGTGCCCATCGCCTATCTTGGCGACCTCTACGTCAAGGCGTATGAGGCTGTCAATGCTGGCGACCAAGTAATCAGCGTCACCGCCCAGGGCGGGAAGCTCTCAGGCCCCAAGTCGGGCGTTGTGGGTTCGGGCCGCGTGCTCGTTCCCAATTGTCACTGGGTCAACGCGGTTGCGTCTGGCGCCGTCGGGCTGGTCCGATTGACCGGCATCAACAACCCCCGCACCACCACATAAGGAAGGGCAGGATCATCATGTCTCAAGGAAAGAAAGAAGTTCAAGTCCTCGACGAGGCTTCCTGCCAACGCCGAACGGTGTCGGTTGACGAAGCCAGATGGCGCGAGCTCCACGACGGGATTGCTTCCACCGGAGCCGGCAAGGCCCTGATGGGCAACTCCGCTTGGCGGAACGCTGCCGATGCAACCGAAGGTATGGCGGTCATGGTGAGCCAGTTGGCCTACACCGAGAGCGAAACCTTCGCCCGCGAATACCAGGACACGCAGTTCCGCGAGCTGCTTCCACTGACGTCCGAAGCTGGACCCGATGCGGACACCGTCCGTTACCAGGTCTATGACCGGGTCGGCAAGGGCAAGCGGATCAACGGCGTTGCCAAGGACATGCCCTATTCGGATGTCGCCGCGACATCGGTTGAGTTTGGCATCGTCTCGGGCGGCGCCGGCTACCGCTACAGCCAACTTGAGCTGCTGCAAGCGGCCCGCATGATCCGCCCGCTTCCCAGCGAGCGAATGGCCGCCGCCATTGAGATGGGCGAGCGCCACCTGAACGACGTGGGCATGCTCGGCGAGCGCACCGACGTTGCTGGCCAGGCCAGCTTCTTGGGACTGCTCACGCAGACCGGATGCCTCACCCACAACGACCAAACCAGCGGCTACAACGCCGCATGGGCCACCGCCACGACCACGTTTGACAAGATCATCGCCGACGTCAACAAGGCGATTCTTGCCTACTGGGCGGGCAGCAACTACACGCTGTTCCCCGACACGTTCGGCATGGCGCCTCAGTGCTTCACCGTGCTGGCGACCCGATACAACTCACTCGGCACCCGCACGCTGTTGCAGCTCCTCGAAGAGAGCAACATCGCGACGGCCCGCACCGGCAAGCCGATGAAGTTCGTCCCCATTATCCAGGGGGCAACGGCTGGTTTTGCTGGAGCAGGGACCGCGAACAAGAGCCGATGCGTGTTGTACGTCAACGACAAGCGCCGGATCGTCTTCCACATCCCGATGCCTCATCGGTTTCTCGCGCCGCAGCCCGAAGGGCTCGACGTTTCGGTGCCCGGCTGGTATCGGTACGCGGGCGTCAACCTGCGATACCTCTACTCCCTGATGTACCTCGACAATATGGACTAGGCCGTGACGGCAGCGGAGTTTCAGGCGTGGTTCATAGGTGGCCAGTTTTCGACTCTGAATGACTCTGTCATTGAGGGTTATCTGGCCAGGGCCACGCCTTACTTCGCGGTCACTCGCTGGGGTGCATGGCTGCCGGAGGGTATCGCAAATTGGGTCGCGCATTCAATCATCGTTGACCGGGCCGAGGCAGCCGGCTCCATCGACGAAATAGACAGCGACGATGCGACGTCTGAGCGCTTCGCCGGGATTTCCACGTCTAGGCATGCAGACATCGTCATGGCGTCAGTCAAAGATCCGTTTCTTCGCACGACCTACGGGCGCCGGTATGCGTACCTGCGCCGGATGGTCGGGCTTGGGGGGGCGGTGGTATGAGCGCCATCTCAAGACTGCGCGGGACGGTCAAGCGCATGGTGGGCAAGTACGGCGCGACGGCAACCCTTACCAGGCCAGTCGTGTCGTCCGTTTCCACGGCGGGCACCCCTACCATGGGGACGTCATTGACCACGAGCACGGTCGTCACCTTCCTTCCCCTGTCCGAATACACGGACAATCGCGAAGAGCAGCGCACGCTTGCTCAGCGGGGAGTGCGCTACGTCGTCATGGACGCGGCCGGCATGACCCTGGAGCCGCAATCGCTGGACGTTCTCACCGTCGGTGGGGCGTCTTACAAGGTCGAAAGCTCGACGCCGGTCGACCCAGGTTCACAGCCAATCGCGCACCAGGCGCTTGTGGTGAAGCTGTGAGCGGTTTTGCGATGGAGGTCAAGCTGTGGTGCAAGCACGCGGCTGAAGGACTCGACCAGGCCCGCGCCGACGCTCTGATTGACGTGTGTACCGGCATCATTGCCGACACGCCAATCGATACCGGGCTTGCCCGTGGAAACTGGCAATCCAGCCTCGGCGAGGCGAAGACGGACAAGGTTCTACTCATTCCAACGATGGTTGCAATCAACGAAGTTATCAGCGTCGTCAAGTCGATGAAGGGCGATGAGACGTTCGTCTTGCGAAATAACCTTCCCTATGCCACCCGGCTGGAGTTTGGTTGGTCCAAGCAAGCCCCAGTTGGGATGGTTCGCAAGAACGTCCAGCGATGGAATAGTGCCGTTGGCAAGGCCGCCGCGAGAGCGAGGGCGCTATGAGTCTTTCGGACGCCAAGTACGCCATGATCGAGGCGGTGGTTTCTGCGCTCGGGTCGATCCCTACCGCGCGCGAGAACGTGCCTTTCGTCAAGCCCAACAATGCAAAGTGGGCGGCGCTGTACTGGATGCCGAATCAGCCCACAGGAGAAACCCTCGGCGACGGCGGTCAGGACATGTACACGGGGATCGTCCAAGTTGACATCCACTACCCATCCGGCTCAGGCGATACAGCCGCTGACGCCGACATCGAAACTTTTCGCGCGGCCTTCAAGGCAGGCCACGCCCACGTACACAATGGGCAGTCCATCGTGGCTAAGACGTGCGGCGCGCCCCATCGGCGCAAAGAAGACAACTGGTTCATCGTGAGCGTCACCGTCGGGTGGTATGCGCTCGTTACCCGATAAAGGAGACACATCATGGCTAGCGGCTCAAGGCACTCACTAGGCATCATCGCGGAAGTTACCGACGGGACAACGCCGGCAACCCCGGTGTTTCAATTGCTCCGCAACGCTGGGGTCACGCTGGCGCTGAACAAAGATTCGCTGATGTCCGAGGAAATCCGCTCGGATCGGCAGAAGTACGACATGCGACAAGGCGCCTACAAGGTGACGGGTGACGTCTCGGTCGAGCTGTCATATGGCACATTCGACGTGCTGCTCGAGGCGCTGTTGGGCGGGACGTGGACGAACAACGTCGTCAAAGCCGGGGTCACGCGGAGGTCGTTCACTTTCGAGCGCAACTTCGCCGACATGGCGGAGCCGTATCACCGTTACACCGGGGTCCAGCTTGACAAGCTGTCACTCACGGTCAACGCGAACGCCATCGTCAAGGGCCAGTTCAGCGTCCTTGGACGCGGCGCTGGAGTGCCAGCGGCCGGCATCATCGCCGGTGCGACCTACACGGCCCAGAGCGTGACCCACGTTTTCGACTCGTTCACCGGGACGATCACCGAGGGCGGCTCGCTTATCGCGCTTATCACCGAGATGCAGATCAACATCAGCAACGGGCTAGGCGCACGCTACGTGGTCGGCTCGAAGAACTCGCTCACGCCTTCGATCTCATGGTTCGACATCGCGGGCACCGTGACGGCGTATTTCGAGAACAGCACGATGCTCAACAAGTTCATCAACGAGACGGAATCGTCGATCTCGTTCACGTTGACCGACGTCAGCGGAAACTCGCTGACCTTCAACCTGCCCCGCGTGAAGTACACCGGAGCGCCCCCGGATGTGAAGGGGATCGGCCCGATCACTCTCGCGATGCCGTTTCAAGCCCTGCTCGACACGGGCACTGCAAGCAACATCGTCCTCACCAGGGCGCCCGCTACGTAAACGCCAGCCAACGAAGGGAAACCAATGGACCAGGAAGCACAGCCCAAGTCAGCCAACAGCGTTCGCTCCATCTTCATCCGGTCGAAGTCCAACGAGGGGATAATCGTTCCCCTGAAGGACTTTCCCGGTGACAACTGGATGCGCGTGCGTGGCATTGACTCGGACGCCGTCCAGGCTGCTCTGCGGGACTTCTACCGAAACAAGGCGACCGATAGCCCCGAGGGGGCGAAGACCGAGGGGCGCGGACCCTTCGAGGACCTGACGGTTATTGCCGCCATGATCTCCGAGTGGTCTTTCGACGAGCCGCCCACGGGCGACCTGCTTCGCGAAACGCTGGAGGAAGTGCCCGGCATGAAGGTTGCCGCCGTCAACGCAGGGCTTGAGCGTGCCAATTTTTTACCTCAAAGTGCCAAGCCCTCCTTGAGCACGCAAGGGCCAGCTTCCGGCTAGCCAAGGTCGGGACGGGAGAGCGGCAATCGAAGCGAACCCACCTAGAACAAGTCATCAAAACCAAGAAGCAGCTCGGCCTTGATTGCACGAATGAACTCGCTCAACTAAACGACATCCCGCCGATACCGGAGGCACTGAAGTACATCTGGGACTGGTACCAAGAGCTATGGTCGTCAGAACGTCTCACATACTCCGAGTTGATGGCATGGTCGCAGGCCATGGGGATCGCGTTGCTGCCCTGGGAGGCCAGGCTCATAACGTCGCTCAACAGAGCGCAGATGGTGATCGCCAATGAGTGAAGTCTCGACGCTTGAGCTACGCGCCTCGTCCGATGGAATCAAGGCCGCCAAGGAACGCCTTGACGAGATGGCGGCGGCTTCCGCGAAGGCCGAGAAGGCGGCGGATAGGCTGGCCGAGCAGTCTGCAAAGGCAGCAGAACGGCAAGCGGCGGCAGCCGAGAAGGCGGCGCAGCGCCAGGTTGCAGCGGCAGAGAGGGCAGCCGCGCGCGAAAATGAAGCGTGGAACAATGCCCTGCAAAGGTCCTTGGCGGCAGCAGACAGAAAAGCCGAGGCGGCCGAGAAGGCGGCGCAGCGGTCGATAGCCGCACAAGAGAAAGCCGCATCACGTGAAAAGGAGATGTGGAACGACGCCATCAACCGCGCCAAGGCGAGGGCAGATCGCGAAGCCCTTGGGCGGGATGGCGTGCTGCCGATCCGCCCGTCACTGCAACGGATAGAGGGCAAACTCAATGAGGAGAAATCAGGCGGTGGCGGCTTCATGGCCGGAGCCGTTGGCGGCGGCGTCGCGCTCGTAGCCGAAAAGGCATTCGAGGGCATCATCGAAAAGGGTCGCGAGATGATCGCGGCTTCCGTAGAGTACGAATCCATCATCGCCAGGCTCTCAGGGATTGCTGGCGGCGCCGACGAGGCCAAGAAGTCATTCAAGGAACTGGAAGAGGTTTCGGACAAGACGATCTTCACGGAAGGCCAGATGGCCGAGGCTTTCATTCACATGTCCCAGGTGGGCATGGAACCGTCCATGCGGGAGATGAAGGCGTTTTCAAACATCGCGTCGGCGTTCGGCGCTGGGATCGGCGACGTGGCTGGTGCCGTGTCCATGGCTTCCATGGGTGCCTTCCGAGGGCTACGTCAGTTCGGCATCAAGGCCAAGGAAGAAGCGGACGGGCTCAAGGTTGCGTTTCGTGGCAACACGGAAACCATCAAAAATGATGCCGAATCGATCAAGAACTACCTGACCAAGATCGGTGAGGTGCAGTTTGCTGGCGCGGCAGCGGCCCAGCTCGACACGATGGGCGGCGCGATCAAGGAACTAGACGAGTCATGGGAGCGGCTTTACCGCAACATCGGTCAGAGCGTGATCGGGGACATCGTCAAGACGAGCATCGGTGATGCCGCTTGGGTCGTGGACAAGCTTGGGAAGGCAATTGAAGGGCTTCTCTACACGATGTCCAAGAAGCCGCCCGGAATGAGCAAGGATAAAAAGGAGAACCTTGCCGGGTTCATTTCCAGCGCGGAAAACTGGGGCAAAGACGACGACGACGCCGAGATCCGAGGGATACTAGACGGCATAGAAAAGAGCATCCTTTCGGACGCTGACAAGAAGCTCAAAGCATACAGCGACGCGCGGAACACCCTGCTCGATGCGATGGCGAAGGGAACCGTGGCGAATCGATACGACCTTGCGGCGGCGCTGGACGACCTGGATCGAAACTACGCACGCGATTCGGGCGGGGACAAGAAGGAAAGCAAGAAGGCCAAGAAGCAAACAGGACCTACCTTCGACAGCATCATGGGGAAGCTCGAAGATGAAAACCGGAAGGCGTTTCTCAAGCAAGTAGACGCGCAGCTAGAAGCCAGCGAGCGCGAGTACAACGCTGTCAAGGACAGCCTCGCCAAGCAGGAGGACGCCACCAGGGCCAGCTACGAGAAGCGCAAGACGTTCCTGGACAATTATTCTGGGCCTGACCAGGAAGAGCTGGCGAAGCGGAACGAAGCCATGTGGGCCGAGCACCTGGACAAGCTCGCGGCGCAGGATCACGAGAAGTCCGCCGCGCGCGTGAAGACCCATGATTCCATGTTTTTGAAATTCGCCACAGCCGGGGATAGGTACGTCGCCGAAGAAAAGACGATGATCGACGAGTACCAAAAGGCGCTTGAAGACAAGGCGATCACCGAGGCTGAATATGAGCAACTGCGCGCGAAAGTCCACGCAGAGACGAATCGGAAGATTCGCGAAGACAACGAGCAGCTTGTTCAGAACAGCCTGACCAACTCGGCGACCATGTTCGGCAACTTTGCCGAAGCCGCTAAGAATATGGGCGGGGCCAACAGCGCGGCCTACAAGGAAATGTTCGCCATCCAAAAAGCTTTTGGCGTTGCCAGCACGACGATGTCCATGGCCATCGGGATTGGCAAGGCATGGGACGCGGGGTGGCCGGCTGGGATTCCCCTTGCGCTCGCCGCTGGCGCCGAGGGCGCGAAGGCGCTGGCCATGGTCACCGCGACCAACTACTCGGGCGCCTACGATGCCGGCGGGCGCATCCCATCCGGATCCATCGGGCTGGTAGGCGAGCGAGGCCCCGAGCTGATTCGCGGACCCGCCGACGTCACGGGCAGGGCTGACACAGCGCGAATGCTCGCGGGCAACGGTGGCCAGCAGCAGCAGTCCGGGCCGAACATCAGCATTACCAACGCCTACGACCACGGCGACGCGCTCCATGCCTACATGAGCAGTACCCGAGGTGAACAGGTCATCGTCAACCACATCAAGCAAAACTGGCGCACCATTCGCGCCGTATCGGGGACGCGGTGACGATCCAGGTGTGGCCATTCAAGCCGCAGATGGATGTGGTCGAAACGATCGAATGGCAGACCGACGTCCAGAAGTGTAAGAGGCGCGAGGAGCGGCGCTGTTTGCGGCCCTTCCCGCGCGTGGGCTACCGATGCCGGTATAACCTGCTGGACGCGGACTACGGCGTAGCCAGGGAGCTTGCGCGCGTGGTGGGCGGGGATCCTGTCTTGGTGCCTGACTGGCCGAACGCCACGCAGATACCGACGGTCGGGGCAGGCACGGTTTCGCTCCCGGTCGACGCCTCACGCGCGCCCGCGTACCGGGTAAGCGGAAGCGCCTTGGTGCTATCTAGCTACGCGAGCTATGAGGTGGTAACGGTGACGGCGCTGGGCACGGGGACGATCTCGTGTTCGGCCACGGTAGTAGCGCGCACCACGCCTTGGGTGGTCCCGCTGCGGGTGGCCACGTTCGACCAGGAATTCAGCGGAGAGCGCGGCCCTCATGAATACACAATCGCCCGCGCGAGCATGACCGCGGTGGACACCGAGGATTTGTCAGCGGCGAGCGGCGGGGCGGTGTTCCCGTCCTACCTGGGCGATGTCGTCATTACCGACCAGGTCGAGATGATCAACGGCGTCACCGAAACCAACACACGAGAGGTTGATCCCGTAGATTCCAAGACCGGGCCACTCTACAAGTACCCGCTCTATGCCTCGCCCAACCAGTCGGCGGCGCTTGGGTGGACGGCGCAGGATGCAGACGCTCTTTGGGCGCTGCGCGTATGGCTGCACACCAGGCGTGGGCGGTGGAAGCGCTTCTGGACGGTGAGCTGGAATGCCGACGTGGTCGTCACGGCGAACATCAACCCCGGCGACAGCTTCATCCAGATCGTCGACACTGGATCGCTCCAGAAGTACCCAAACCCGACGGACTTCTCCATCATCGCGAAGAGCGGGGCGATGCAGTTCGTGCGCACGATAGGGACCGCAGCGGGCACGGGCGGCAACGAGTATCTTGTTCTGTCCGCACCCTTCGCCGGCACTGCCATCACGTTGGCAAATATCGACAAGACGAGCAAGCTCACGCTTTCTCGGCTCGATTCTGACAGGGTGGAAATCCAGCACTTGCCCGGACGGCAGGCCACCGTTGCCGTTGCGACCAAGGAAGTCCCGGTGTATCCGTGAGCTACGCCGCGAAAGATCTATCCGAGCAGGACTCAAACCCCGTCCTGCTTTACAAGTTCGTGCGCGGCGCGACCACCTGGCGCTACGTGGCCCTGCCGCAGACGTTCGCGACCTACGGCGAGACGTGGACGCCAGCCGAAATCAGCTCAGCGGGAATCCAGAGCACTGGCGATGTGCCGAAGGATCCTGTCACCGTCACCCTGCCCATCACAAACCCGATGGCTGCGGCGTTCCTGGCCTACGCGCCCGACGAGGTCACAGCTGTCACGATTTTCCGGACCAACTATGACGACCCAACCAACAAGATTGTGGTCTTCATGGGGCGCGTGCTTTCCGCCCCTACGTCGGTGGCCACGGTGACGTTGACATGTGAAAACATGGGGACGTCGATGCGCAGAATGGGCCTTCGCCAGACCTATCAGCGCACGTGCCGCCACATGCTCTATGGGCCTGGATGCAACGTCGACAAAGCAGCCCATGCGCTGGCGGTGAACGTGTCGAGTGTCGTCGGTAACGTGGTGCAACTATCGGGTGGCGTGGCTGGGAGCTATGTGGGCGGCAACATCAAAGCTTCAGACGGCACGCTTCGCATGATCGTCGGGCAGGATGGCCCAATCATCGGCGGCGTGTACGCTTCTCCCGTTCTCACGCTTATGCGCACGGTGCTGGCGCTGCTGACCGACTACTCCGCGCACCCGAGTGGGTTCACGGCGACGATCTACCCAGGGTGCGACAAGAGCACCGTCACGTGCCGGACCAAGTTCGCGAATATCGGCAATTTTGGCGGGTTCCCTGGCATCACGGGAGTCAACCCCATGAATGGGACGAGCAATGTCTTCTAGAGGGGGCGCCTAATGGAGTGGTTCGTCGTCGGCGTTTGGCTCATCAGCTACGCGTACACGCGCTACATGCAATCGCGCATGAAGATTCCAGCGCAGACACCTGCGGCGATGGAACAGCCAACAGCGGCCGAGGGAATTGCGATCCCCGTGGTCTTCGGCTCTGCGATGGTCAAGAACCCGAACGTCACCGCCATGGCAGACAAGAACATCGTCGGTTATGACAACGTGTTCCACTACTCGGCTAGCGTCCAGATGGCGCTATGTCACGGCAAGATCGACAAAATACTGGACGTGCTTTACGCTGACAAGTCATGCCTGCGTAGAGCGGACACCAATTACCCCTATATCGATTCTCACCACAAGACGACCGGGTCCATCGTTGTGGCAAGCCTCGGGAGCCCAGATCCAGCAGAGGAAGGGGTGTTCAGCAATCTCGTCGTCAACAGCGGGACGGTGAATAACTCTTCGGTGGACGCTGGCGCAGCCGACTACCTGGCGAAGGCACTTGGCTTGCCCGGAGACGTTGGACCCAAATACTACGGGGTAGCGTCCGTGATTCTGCGCGGGTGCGAGTTCGGCGCGTCCCCATATCCTCGCCCTCTCGCGTTCTACGTAAAGAGGATCCACTCGCGCAACGGCGGCGATACTCAGTGGTACGACGAGAAAGCCGAGATCACGCGCGGGACTCGCTCAAGAAAAGACCTCTGGAAGTACAAGGTGCAAGGCCCCTCGGATCACACCGACTACAGCGGCGCAAGCTTCGACGATTCCGCATGGACCCAGGCAAGCGGTGGGATCGGAAATGCCCCGCCCGAGTGGTATGGCGCTGGCGACTACAGCGGTACGCTCCCACTTCCATATGTGACTACGCAGCTACCAACAGACAGCCTGGTCAACGGCATTGGTTCGCACCCCAATGAGGGTTTGAACGCGTTCGGCGTTAAGCTCTGGCTGCGCTGGGACCTCGGCGCGCTCCCTGTCTACCCTCTGAATGTCCAGTGCTGGCACGCGGACAGCGCCACGCTGTGGTTCAACGGAACGCTCGTCACGCTTGTTCCGACGGCATCCGACACAGACGCTCAAATCCCGCGCTACAATTCGACGGCGACGATTCCGAAAGAGCTGATCAACCCGACCGGGCCGAACGTGATCGCTATGCGCGTGGTCCATTCGCTCGACAAGCCGCTCGATGAGGGCGGCGTGCGAATCAGCGCAACGAACAGTAAATACATCTACGCCGGACTTGCCACTGGTGTCGACGTGGAAGCAGCGGCGAACGCGGCTGACATGAACCCGGCCCACATCGTCTATGAGGTGCTGACGGATACCATCTGGGGACTCGGACACCCCACATCGATGATTGACGACACGGCCTTCCGCGCGGCGGCTGACACGCTCTATGCCGAGGGATTGGGCCTGTCCTTCGTTTGGTCGCAGCAGATGAGCGCCGAGGATTTCCTGAACGACATCATGAGGCACATTTCTGGTGCCATCTACATCGACCGCTCCACGGGCCTGTTTGTACTCAAGCTCCTGCGCGCCGACTACACGGTAGGGTCCCTGGTCGTGCTCGACGAGTCGAATATCTCGCGCATCGAGGATGCCTCGCGAAAGCAGATGGGGGAGATCGTCGGCTCGGTCACGGTCACCTACTCGGCCACCATGCTCGGCCAGCAGGGTAGTCAGACCATCCAAGATGAAGGCGTGATCGCTGCGCAGGGTGGTGTGGTCAGCTCAAAGATCGACTACCCAGCGGTCACATCGCCCGTCAACGCCTCAAGGCTGGCCATGCGCGACCTGCGCGTGCTGTCCGCTCCGCTCTTGACGTGCAAGGTGACAGCTGGGCGCGCAGCCGCGCTGCTCAACATCGGCGACGCTTTCGTGCTGAACTGGCCAGATCTCGAGATCGTCAATTTCGTAATGAGGGTAACCGAAATCGACATCGGCAGTCTCATCGACAACTCGGTCAAGGTCACGTGCGTGGAGGACCTGTTCTACTTCCCGGCGCAGGCCATCGCGATTCCGAACGACCCGATCACCAAACCCATTGTGGCGACGCCCACGCAAATCACGGACTCGAATGTCTACAATACGGCGTGCGTGCTGGATACACGGAACAAGGGAAATCTAGCGGCGTGCTTTATTGGAGCGCACGCAATCGGAAGCAACACTCCTCTTTTTGAAGGTGGGTGGACAGAAGATCCGCCTGGTGTTCTTACCCGCAATTCGCTCGGGGTGCTGCCGGATGCATGGTTTGACGGCGTGCCTGTCGACGCCCTAGTTGCACCTGGCTCATGGCTGGTGGGGAAGTCCGTGCTTGCCACCTACCAGGGAGATACGTCGATAACTGGATACGACGAGAAGCACCAAGGCGTGTACGTGATGGACAACGCTGGGATCGAGTGGGTGGACGTCGGACTTTCCACTCAGCACTATGTTTCGAGCTACGCACGCATGCACCGCGACCCCAGCTACTCCAAGGGCGAAGACTTCGTCAAGGATATGCTATTCTACATTGAGAATGGCACTCTTTACGGCGGCCATTACATCCAGCTCGCGACAGACAACGTCGCTCTTGGCCTGACCCCGATGGCGTGGACTGACTTGGGCACTACGTTCACGAAGGCTGACAAGCTCCTGTTGCTTCGCAATGACCAGATCCAAGGGCAGGCGACTTCGCCCGATTCGACGCTGACGGCGTCCAAGACGTGCGTGGGCACGGCAGATTTCGACGGGTTCTTGA